CAACACCACAATCTATTGATACATCTGCTGATGTAACTTTTGATTCATTAACATTAGATGATTTAACCGCTGGTAGAGTAGTATTCTCTGGAGCTGATGGTCTATTATCAGACGATAGTGATTTTACATTTAGTACAGATACTTTAACAGCTACAAAGATTGGAGCATTTGAAGCAGCGGGAGCTATTGATTTCTCTGATGAAAATATGACCAATGTAGATATTGATAGTGGGGCTATTGATGGAACGGCCATTGGAGCATCTTCACACACAACAATTAAAGGTACGACTATTGACGCTACAACTGATTTCACAATTGATGGTTTAGTACTTACAGCAGATACGATTACAAATGATTCTAATTTAACTATGGATGTAGCTGGAGATTTATTATTAGATGTTGATGGTGGTGATGTAACTATTACAGATAACTCAGCTATTGTAGCAACCATAAATACAACATATATTAGTGGTTCGGCAGCTTCTACGGGTTCATTTGGTAGAATTGAAGTACCAGTCGGTAGTATTCATGTAAATAGTGGTAGTGCAACAGACGTAGCATATTCATTTCACCCAACATCTTCACACGATGCTCCTGGATTATTTGCCAATAGTGATGGTGGATCAATAGGTGTGGGGTTACAGGGAGTAGAAGAATTTAGATTTGCAGCAGGTGGAACATTCCACGCAGATGCAGACATAGTTGCTTATTCTTCAACAGTAGCATCTGATATGAGTCTTAAAGAGAATATCACAGATACAAAATATGGTTTAGATGATGTGATGAAACTTCGTGGTGTAGACTTTGATTGGAAACGAGATGATATGGGACATTCAGTTGGTGTAGTAGCTCAGGAAGTTGAAGCAGTAATACCTGAACTTGTGAAAGATGTTGTTGGACTACGAGGTAAGTTTAAAGCAGTGGATTATAATAAATTAGTCCCCGTTCTGATAGAATCAATTAAAGAACTGAAAAAAGAAATTGATGATTTGAAATCTAATTAGATACTTATAGTTAGGAATATTTTTAATAATAAAATGGAGGTTTTATCGTGGCAAAAAACGAAAATCCAGAAGTCGTAGTATCCGAAGAAGAAATAACTCAAATAAAAACTCTTCAGGAAAAATATCAAACATTAGCTTTGCAACTTGGACAAGCTAGTTTACAACGTACCCAATTAAATAGAGAATTGGAAAATGTTGAAACTAATGAACAAAAATTGCATGTTGCATATGATGAATGTAGAGAAGAAGAACAAAATTTGGTTAAAAGTATGACAGAAAAGTACGGAATCGGTAATTTAGACATAGAAACTGGAAAATTTACTCCCCAAGAATGATGTTTGGGAAATTTAGTCTATATTTATATGTAACGTTTTAAATTGTAATTTTAGTAACCTCATAAATTGGGAGAAAAATAATGGCGGAAAGAATAGTAAGTCCTGGAGTCTTCACAGAAGAACGGGACTTGTCTTTTCTACCACAAGGTATTTCTGATATTGGGGCAGCAATAATCGGGCCAACTGAAAAGGGCCCAGCATTCACACCAACTATAATAAGTAATTTTCAGGATTTTGAAGAATCCTTTGGTGGTGTGGTTGAAGATTATTATGTTCCTTATACAGTACAGGAATATCTTAAAAGTGCCAGTTCTGTAACAATAGTTAGAGTTCTTGGTATTGGTGGATATAAGACAGATTATGTAAATTTAGTTGCATGTAATGATGGTACTGAAGCGGTGGCTGCAACAGCAACAATAACCATTTCAGATTACAGCGAACTTAATGCTGGAGATAAAGTGAACCTAGTTGCTTCAGATGGTAATAACTATGACTTTGAACAAGGTGATCAATCTTCAGTAAATGGGACATTTGAAGCTACCACTTCAAACAATGCAACTGCGACTAACCTAATGAATGTTATCAACACTTCATCAGGCCCAGCTGGAACCAGATTCACAGCTGCGGTGGATAGTGCAGTTGTTACTGTAACTCAGGCAACAGCAGGTACAGCTGGTAATACAACCATCACTCTTACTGATTCTGGCACAGCTGGTATGACTAAGACTGATTTCACTGGTGGAGCAGCTACCGGATTTAAGGAAGATGTTATAGCAGTTTTAGCACCCTCAAGGGGAAATGGAGCAGCTGGTATTGATGGAACACGGATAATGAGAAGTGGTGTAGAATTCGCACCTAATTATCCTCCTGGTGGAACTGTAACTGCAGGTGAATTTGTAATTCATGTTAGTGGTTCAAGTGGAGTACTTGAAACAATTAGTGCATCATTTGCAACATCAAGTGATATATTTATTGATAAAGTGATTAGTTCAGATCCAATGAACAATACTTCAAATGTATACCTTTACAAATGTTTTAAAGAAATTGCACATAATAACCATACAGCTTGGACTTTATTATCAGTAACAGGTAGTTCAAGTGCATCGGCTGGACAAGATTTCCAAAGTGGAACTGGATATGCATCACAATTTGGTGCAACTGGTGTGGCAACAACTTGGACAGGAAATAAAGATTATTCTGTTGCAAGAACACCAATAGTAATCGACCAAGGAGTAACAGCAACTAGTTCATATAATAACTTATTTAGAGTTTATTCATTATCTCACGGAACAAGTGTGAATGAAGAATTTAAAGTATGTATTTCGAATATTAAAGCGGCTGGTTCAATTCCTGGTTCAGATTATGGTGAATTTTCATTACAGATAAGAAAAAATAACCCAGCACAATCAGATGATAATATAGTTCTTGAACAGCATAATAATTGTAATTTTGATAAAACTTCGGCTAATTATTTCGCAAGAAAAATTGGTGATAGATTTGTTGAAATTGATTCAAATGGTAAATTAACCTATAAAGGTGATTGGCCAAATCATTCAAGATACATTCGTGTCGGAGATTATGCAGACCTTAAGAACTTAGCTAAAACAGTAGTACCTTTTGGATTTGCAGCAGTGTATAATCCAGTATTAGGTGATAATATACCTTCAGCATCATTTAAAACAGATCAGAAAAATAGTGTTGGAGAATTTGACGAAAATGTGTATTATGGATTTGATTATAAGTTAAAGGATAATAGAGAGTATTTAGCTCCTATTCCTAATAACGCAGGAGCAGGTGAAAATGCAGTATTTTCATTATTGAATATGAATGGTGATGATGATGCAGCAACTGAATTGAATGTTACTACGGCAACAGCAGCTGCAAATACAATCACATTAGCAAATTCAGACATTGCACAGAGGAAATTTGTAATGCCTCTACAATGGGGATTTGATGGTGATAATCCAGTAACAATCAAAGCAACTGGTAATGATATTCAATCTACCAATACACAAGGATTTGATTGTTCAAATGGAACAGCAAGTGGTTCAGTAGCATACAAACGAGCAATTAATGCAGTGAGTAATCCTGATGAATTTGATATAAATTTATTGGTATTACCTGGTATACTACATAGTAAGGGTGGTAGTATTTGTCATGCAGCAGTGACCAATCACGCAATAGCAAAGACTGAAGCTCGTGGTGATGCTTTCTTTATAATGGATGGTTTTGCATGGAGTGATTCAATTGATAACGCAACCAATGGTATTAGTGCATTGGATACCAACTACGCAGGGACATATTATCCTTGGATTAAAGTAGTTGATACCGCAACACAATTACCAGTTTGGGTGCCACCTTCAGTTGTTCTACCTGGTGTAATATCCTTTACTGATAAAGTAGCACACGAATGGTTCGCACCAGCTGGTTTAAATCGTGGTGGATTAACTTCCGTTGTGGAAGCAAAAACACGATTAACACACGCTGAGAGAGATAAACTTTATGAAAATAGAGTTAATCCAATTGCAACATTCCCAGGTCAAGGCGTAACGGTATTCGGACAGAAAACACTTCAGTCCGCACCTTCAGCACTTGATAGGATTAATGTTCGTAGATTGTTGATTGCATTGAAGAAATTCATCGCATCATCTTCAAGATATTTAGTATTTGAACAGAACACAACATCAACAAGGAATCGTTTCTTGAATATTGTCAATCCATACCTTGAAAGCGTACAGGCCAATAGTGGTTTAAGTGCTTTTAGAGTAGTGATGGACGATACCAATAACACACCTGATGTAGTTGATAGAAACCGTCTTGTAGGACAGATATTTATCCAACCTACGAGAACAGCGGAATTTATTGTTCTTGACTTCGTGGTATTACCCACAGGAGCATCGTTCCCAGACTAATTCGAAAAATCGAGATAAGAAACCCTGCAAATTGTGGGGTTTTTTATTGCCTAATAAAACTTCTAAAAAACTTCTACAAATTGACCCTTTTAATAGTTTCGTTTTTTTAATCTAATTGATATTTATAAATGAATAAGGAATTCAACAATAGGAGAATTGGAAATGCCAGAGTTAATTGACCCTTCAGAAATTATGTTCACACCGTTTGAACCGAAAACTAAAAACAGGTATGTCATGTATATCGAAGGTTTACCAGCATATTTAATAAAAACTGCGGCAAGACCTCAGTTAACATTTGAAGAAATAGTATTAGACCATATTAATGTAAAGAGATACATTAAAGGTAAGGGTGAGTGGCAACCATTGGCACTTACTTTGTATGATCCTATTGTACCATCTGCGGCACAAGCGTGTATGGAATGGGTGAGATTATCCCACGAATCAGTAACAGGCCGTGATGGATACGCAGATTTTTATAAGAAAGATGTTACATTTAATTTGTTAGGCCCAGTTGGTGATGTAGTTGAAGAATGGACATTAAAAGGAGCATGGGCACAAGATGTAAACTTTAATGATTTGGATTACGCTAATGGGACTGATCCAGTAGATATCGAATTAACATTGCGTTACGATTACGCAATATTACAATTCTAATTAGAATTAAAACGGAGAATAAAAATGAGTGAATGGTTAGCACAGAATTGGGAATGGCTACTTTTAGGATTTTACACAATAGAAAAAATTGTACGCCTTAGCCCGTCTAAAAAAGATGATATTATTTTTGATTCAGTATTGAAACCTATTTGGGAAGCAGTAACGAAGAAAAAGTAATTAAAAATTTATAGTTTTAAAAATAGTTATAATATAGGTTATAACTCTAAATCCAATAGGAGTAATAATGGCAGAAAATAAGTTCCCTACGGAAGTAGTGGACTTGCCCTCTAAGGGATATTTTTATCCCGAAGATAATCCTTTATCTACAGGGCAAGTAGAAATGCGATATATGACTGCGAAAGATGAAGATATCTTAACGTCTCAGAAGTTAATTCAGAAGGGGACAGTTTTAGATGTACTTTTGCGGGAATTAATAATAGATAAAAAAATAAATCTTGATGATATCTTGATAGGTGATAAAAATGCATTGTTAATAGCAGCAAGAGTTTTAGCATATGGTAAAGAGTATGAATTTGAATATACCAATGATGCAGGTCAAACAAAGAAACATAAACTTGATTTAACAACTTTATCAGATGTAGGAATAAAGATTGAAGATTTTGAGAAGGGTCAAAATATATTTGATTTCACCTTACCAAATTCAGAAAGAAAAGTTAAATTTAAATTTCTCACAAGTGGAGATACTGACATAATTGATAAAGAAATCGAAGCTTTAAATAAATTAAGTGATATTGATAAAGGATTATCCACGAGATTAAAACATTTAATAGTATCTATAGATGATAATACAGATACAAATTATATTAAATCATTTGTTGATAACGAGTTATATGCTATAGATAGTTTGGCTCTACGAGAACATATTGCTGATCTAACACCCGATGTAGATACAGAAATCACAATAGATGATGAGGGTGAGGAGGTCACACTAACCGTCCCGATGACGGTTCGATTTTTTTGGCCTACCCTTAAATTATAAAGTACAAATTCACCAACAAATTTTTGATTTAATTTACTATTTTAAAGGTGGATTTTCTTATTCTGAAGTATATAATTTACCCGTTTATTTAAGACGTTGGTATATTACGCGGTTGAATAAACAGTTTGAAGATGAGAAAAAGGAAATAGAGAAAGCCAATAAAAAAGTATCACGTCCGCGTATCCCCCCAACTAAAAAGTAACTCATCTAATATTTATAACTGACACATAATCGGAGTTATTTTAATGAAAACAAAATCTTACACAATTAATGAATTGTTTGGTATATTTCAGGCCTTAGGTGGTAGGAGAGGGCAAAAATTAAAGAAACAATTAAAAAAACACCCTAAATACAAAGCAATTGAAAAAGATTTAGACAAAATAGAAAAAGATTCCTATAAGGTATTACAAGACTATTTTGTTGATGTTCTAGGTGAGCCTATGAGTCCTGAATTAGATAGAAAAATAAAGGATAAGATTAAAAGAAGAATGGCTTTAGCTAGAGGTGATTAGTAATTTATTTAAATCTTAAATAAATATAAAGCAATATATGGCAAATAATGTAAAAACAGTTAAAGAACTTTTAGAGTTAGAGAAAAAACATACAAGTACTCTTAAGGAACAAAGTGCAGAACTTGATGCACTTTATCAAAAACAACAAAAACAAATAAACTCGAAGAAAAAAGGGTCAATGGAAGATGCGAGAGCTACTCAAAAAGAGATAGATGCTTTAGATTTTAAAGCTAAGCAAAGTGAAAAGGAAATTGCACAGGCACAAAAAAAGGCTGGAATAACAGAAAAACAAGCTGCGGCAGTACAACAAATAATAAAAAATTCCAAGTGGGAATTCATTAACGATATTCAAATAGCAGATGCATCTCTAGAACAGGCAAATACTTTAGGTACAATAGTTGAGTTAGGAGATAAAGTACTTGGTAATGCACAAAATAGAGGTACAGAAGAATATAAGCACATAGATGTGGCAAAAGTTTTAAGAGAGGAACGACAAAAGTTAGGAAAATTAATTGCTGAAGAAAACGGCCCGTTGGCCAAAATCCAAAAAGCACTTGTTACAGAGTTAGAAACTTTGGAGGCTACAAATCAAAAGCAAAAATTACAAAACCAAATGATAATGGAACAAAAAGATTTAATAGACCAGTCTGTACAGAGTATGACGGGTTTTTTAGGTAAAATACCGGTGGTTGGTGGTATGTTACAGAAACAGTTGATTGGGAAAATGGATAAATTTAAAGATAAAATGAAAGATGCTTTTATAGGGCCAGATGGTATGAAGATGGGTATGATGGCTGGATTGGGTGTAGCTGGATTGATAATTGGAGCAATAGTTGCAATAGCAAATAAAGCAAAAGAAGCTGGGATAGGAATGAGCCAATTAGCTGACCCAAAAATAGGTGCTGCTTTATTGGTGAATTCAGATATGGTTTCACAAATGGCTGAAGATTTCGGACATATAAACGACGCCTCAGCAACTTTAGGTCTAACCATGAAAAAGAATGCAATGATACATGGAATAGCAACTAAAGATTCTGTAAAAATATTAAGAATGCAACAGGCAACTACCAGTTTATCTAATGAAGAATTAATAAACCGACAAGAAGCCACTGCTCAATTGGCTAAACAAGCAGGAATACCAGTCGGCAAACTTATGGAAGATGTTGCAAACAGTGCAGAGTTTTTTGCGTTGAATGCACGAGATGGTGGAGATAATATTGCCAGAGCTGCAATAGAAGCTAAAAAACTTGGATTAAATTTATCTACTGTGGAAAAAATACAAGAATCATTATTAAATTTAGAATCTTCTTTACAGGCTCAAATGGAAGCACAAGTTCTAATAGGTAGAGATTTAAATTTTGATAGAGCTAGACAATTAGCAATGTCAGAGGATTTGGCAGGATTAATGCAAGAGGTTGTTAGACAGGCAGGTGGTGAAGCAGAATTTTCAAAATTAAAGTATATTCAAAGAAAGAAATTTGCACAGGCATTTGGATTATCTGGAGCGGAATTAGCTAAAGTTGTTAGTGGGGGAGGCGCTGGAGAAGCAGCAGCTACATTACATACTGGTGGAACTGTTACAAAATCAGGAACAGTATCACTTCAACAAGGAGAAGTTGTTAGAACTCAAACTCAATATAAACAGATGACTGATGCGCTCGGAATACAAACAGAATTTCTTAAAAAGATAGTAAAAGGTGTTAATACGCAAACTATTGAAGCGAAGGATAATTCAAAAAAGCAAATAGTTGCAACTAGAAGTGTGGGAGTATCAAACGGATAATATGGCATTAAAACACCTAAAATCAAAATTAAATAAATTGAGTACTACTGATTACTTTACAGATAAACATGCTACAGGATTTACTGAAAATTTTAATCCAGGAACAACTTCTAAATACAAGTCTCGCCTGGAATTGGGTATTACTGATTACTTTTTAGATGAACATGCAACAGGATTTACTAAAAATTTTATTCCAGGAACAGATAGTAAATATAAACCTGTTGACCCCGTTTCTTCTACTGTAAACTTTTTTGATGTAAACAATAAAAT